TTCTTGTCATCTTTTATTTCTCCTGTGTTTGCATCATATACTAACTTGTTTCTGTACCTACTCATAACGTCACGTAGATACTGTTCTGCCTTGACCTTAGGTAAGTTACCAACATCAATGTAGAATATACGTCTCTCAGGTGCTCTAGACAGTCTGTAGATGACGAGAGAGTCCTCGATCATACGTAACTGGTTTAGACCTTTGATTGCTTTGTGTAGATATGATAGTGTGATCTTCTTATTTCTGTCTACTAAACCAGAGTGGACGTGGCATATAGCATCCTTCGAGATTCTAATACCCTTACCAGCAACTGATCCATACTTCTGTGCTACACCTTGTGGATAGTATGTGTAGAACTCTGATATCTTTGTATCTTTATTGACTGACTCTGTACCCTGATCTTGTGTAGGGATAGCAACTACACCCTTCTCTTTATCAGTAGGTTTGACTCTCATCAACTTGATCTTGAGAGCATCAATATATCTTAGTTCTTGTATTCCTTCGTCTGGTTTCTGTACGTCAATTACCTTATGATAGAATATTCTACCATCTACATACCAGTTTCTAAAAATTTCGTGTGACTTCTTATCAAACTCTAGTAAGTCTTTTACTTTCTTGAACTCGTTTCTTATTACTTTCTTTAATGGTTGACCTATGTTTAGGTTATCAAGGTCTATCTCTACAGGACTATCGTTCATATCAGAAACGATTGCCTCATTTACGACATGCTCAATCGCTGTATCACATTCTGGATGCAATGACATATCACGATATCTTTTTACGATATCGAATTCAGTTTTGAATACTCCCTCAATATCAACATACTGACCATAAAATCCCGAAGATAGAAAATAATCAGCACCGTCCTCATTATTAGGAGCAACAGGGCTGATTATACCTTTCTTCTTCTTATTGTCGTCTTCAATTGAGAAACCAAAAAGCTTGGCCATTACAATATTTCCTTATTCGATGTATTTATTATACCACAGAATCGGCATTATTGCCATCATAAGCAGTCCAGTACTGAACTTGAAGTGTTACTTGGAACTCTTCTACAGCATCTACCTGATCATAAGATAGTTCAACTGTGCTTACTGCACTTGGCCAGCAACCAACCATTTGGTAGCGTCTTAGTACAGGTAATGCAGCAGGGTTGTCCTTTCCTTTTACATTTAGATCTGTGTTTGCACGACCCAACTGGTTTACTACCCAATCAGTGTAGTACTCAGCAGGGTTTAGGGTTCCTGAACCGTCAGATACTTTGACGATGTAGTTTGCCCATCTCTCGAATGCTGTTCTTAGTTTGAAATCGTTATCGTTGATAACTGTGATTGTCCAAGGATCGAATCTACGATCTCCTGCAACCTTGAGTTGACGACCTCTGAAGGGAACAATGACTTCAGCGATGTTAGACGCTGGTAACTGTGCTCCTTTGATCATCATACGATGAGTAGTGTTCTCTATCTCATCGTCGAATATACCTACACCTGAAGGGAAGTTTAGCTCAACCTCAAATAGATTAGGACGAGCACCACCACCAATGAGTCTTGATTTGAAAGAGTCGATTGATCTCTCGTTGTTAGGTATAGAAAAAATGTTTCTATCTAGTGCCATTGTTTGGTTCCTCTATTATACAGTTCCTACAACTTCACTGAAGGAAACTCCAGTACGTGTAGCAACAAAGGTCAAACCGATAAAGTTAATTGACCTTGCTGGTTTGACATAAATGTCAGCAATGAATTCATTGCGGTCAATAACGTCAGGTGTGTTATTGGTCTCATCACAAACAAGTAAGAAGTCTGTGATACCTCTCTTAGCTTGTACATCCCTTAGGAATGGTTCAACGATATTTACGAAGTTGCTTCGTGTCCCTGCATCGTTGAGTTCAAAGAGTTGTGCTTGTGCAGCGTTCTCGATTGCTTGCTCAATAGTGATGAACAATCTACGAACGTTGATTCTGTCAAACGCACTCTCGTAAGATAATGCAGTCTTGTCTCCGAATAGGATGATTCCTGCACCTGGTTTGTTAGTTATTGGGTTGACTCTATTTGAGTAGAGTTGATCCCTTGCATCTAAACTAGGATTGAATGCTAGTTTGATAGCAAAATTGAGTCCACCTCTTGCCTGACCAGCAGGAGAGAACCAAGGGAAGTTGTCCCTATCTGTTCTTACACATAGTCCTGCAACATCGTTTGATGTAGGCATGTAGACAAACTTCTTATTGAATCTATCGTAAACATACTGGTAACCAGCATCGAAGATTGCATAAGAAGATGATGTGAGTGGTGAGAAGAACTCAAGTACATTTTGTAGTTGATCCGCAGCACTCGCTACATTTACAAGTGATGCTCTGTTTGGTGATATGAATGTGATGCAGTCCTTTCTACCTTCACATATCTGTATCAGTTTATTTGCTTTTGCTTGCTCTTCTTCTTTTGTTCTGTATGCACTACCTTGTAGTAAGAATCTGATGTCGCTATCTACTGGATCTGCAAACTTGTCGTATGCTGTGAGTAGATCACCTAGAGGTGCATTGAATACTCCAAGACCAGTGTAGTCTAATCCTCCTCCCAGTTCGTAATTTACATTACCAACAGAGTTGAACTTGACGTTCTTAGCGTCTTGACCCCATGCTCCTGCACCAGATGTGACTGCTGTAGTTCCTGAACTGAATCCAGATGCCAGAGGTGCTGTTCCTCTAAACGCATCAGTTCCATTTACCAGTGATACACCAGCGAATAATAATCCAGAGTTCTCTGCAATGTAGTCTTTATAGTATATCGCTCTACCACCAGACTGTTCGCAATCCTTTGCCTTAGAGAGGTTTGCATGCTTCTCCATGACAGAACCTATCTCACCAGTTACCGCACCGTTTGCATCAACAACGACAACGTGCAATGCATCGTTGGCACCGTCTCTTGTAGATACGTAATTGTTTGTTCTAGGTTTGTTTAGTACTGCTCTCCATGGCAGTGTAACTAAATCAGTTCCACCGTCAGCAATACTTGTTAGTATATTCTGTGTGCTGTACCAGTCCTGAGTAGGATGAGTTGTACTTGATGATGCAACAGTAGAACCACTAGAGTTCACAAAATTCAGTGGAGTTCCGTTCTTGAACTCAAACTGTGAGTTTTGTGTGTAAGACTGTAATGTTTCTGTACCGTCTATGACTGTACTTACAACTCTTACATCTACGGTTGTTGCTGACTTACCAGTAACAATACCCTTTATTATTCCAGTTGCTGCTGTTACAGTACCAACACCGATTGTTTGACCAGTGAGGTGTTGTGTAACTCCCATACCGACTGTAACTGTACCAATGTTACCAGCAGTAAATGTTGGTGTTATTATTTGGTCAACAGCGTTATCTATTACTGCAACTCTTAGTTCGTTCGCCCAAGATCCGGGATTCTTGGATGACCAATACCAGTTTAGATCGTCCGCATTGTTGTTATAGTAATCTTCTTTGCCTTCTACCAATAAAATAGATGAAGATGCATATCCAACTGCTGCGTTAGCGTTGTTTAAGTCACCGCCTTTACAACGAACAACGTCCAACTTACCACCATAGGATAAGTAATTGGATGCTGCCATGAAAGTCTCATAATGATAATCGGTTGTACCAACACCTGGTAAACCGAAGACATCTACAAGCTCCTTCTCGTTATTGATCCTAGTAATTTCGTTTACCGGTCCTTTTCTAAAAGGTCCAACAAAACCACCGACAACGTTGATACTAAAATCTACGCCACCACGAGTTAGGTCGACTTCTCTTATCGAAATTCCCGGAGATGCTAATCGAAGTGCCATTCTAACTTCTTTCTCCACATACAATGACTACTGATATTTATGAAAATGCGTCCTTACTAGCGATATTCCCACATATAGGCACGATCCCCGTACTCATCTGTCTTCCAAACTGTCCCATCTGACTCTACAGTTTCGCCTCCCATTTCCTCAAAACCATCACATATAAAACCAAAGGGTGCCATGTCTTGTTCTATTGCGTTCTTCTGCTCATCGTATATTCGTTTTCTTACGTCAGAGTCAGTCATCTCCTTGAAATAATCCTGTGCAACCAACCACGCAAAGATAACCAAACACATTGCTAGATCATCATTACAACCCTCTTCTGCCTCAAATGACTGTCTCTTTTGTATGAAGGTAGTCAACTCACTTATAATATTATAATCACAGAATGTAAGTTTATCTTCTTCTATCAGTGTCTTCAGGTTAGAACAACCTAACTTCTTAGTTACCTGACTCATCTTGACACCCAACTGCGTCTTCACACCAGAGAATCCTGATCCAACTATCTGTCCTGCACGTCCTCTCATAGCAACCATGAGTAAATTCTCATATTCAAGATCATAGAATAATATAGATGCTACTTGATCACCAATATCATTTACTTCGCATAGCACATACGCATTATTATATCCCTTTGCCACATCTGCAATTACAGAAGGGAAAAGCATAGGTTTGATTTCATTGTCTCTATATGTGGCAACCACCTTGTATGGGAACTCTGTAATATCAGCAACTATGAAAGCACTGTAGTCTTTACCAACTCCTCTTGCTACGTCAACCGTTACAATATAATCTCTTTTCTTGAATGGTCTTTCATATACAAGTAGTTTACCATTCTGCTCTACTGGTTGTTCATATACCAATGCTTTGAGTTTCGCTGCATTTATAAGAGTGTCAACAGATCCTAAGAACTCACACTCAAACTCAATAGCAAACTGTTGCTTACTGGTGTTCTTTATAGTTTGATCTTTCCATTTCTTATCTCTACCTGGCACCTCAGACCAGTGCACTTCTGTTGCAACATATTCGTTCTGCCCACGCTCTGCATCATGCCACATTCGGTAGAAGTGATTCATACCATGTGGAGTGGATACTATTATAACCTTCGTAGATTTACCAGAAGATATAGTAGGATACACAGACGCAAAGAAGTCATCTGCCAGATGGTTTTGAACGAAAGCAAATTCGTCCAAGAATATAATGTTGAATGACATACCTCGAACAGCAGATGCAGATGTAGATGCTGCAATGATCTTAGAACCATTCTCCAGTTCCATAGATCCTTTGTTCCAAGCAATGATACCCTGTTGCATCCACTTAGGTAGGTTCTCATATGCTAGTTGTAATCTACCAAGCAAGTCTCTTGCAGTTGCTGCCTTGTTAGCAAGGATACCAATGTTTACCTGATCATTGAAGATCGCATAGTGTAGTAGATATGAAACCACAGTCGTAGACTTACCAGTCTGACGTGGCATCTTACATATATTGAAACGGTTCTTATGGAATCTTCTTAGTAATTTCTCTTGAAACTTGTACATCTTAAATGGTACAAGTCCCTCGTCAACGTTGACGATTTGAATGTATTTCTCTGTAAAATATATTGGATCATCCTTACATCTAATAAATTCAACAATTTGTTCTTCAGTAAATTGTTGCTTGGTGTTCGCCTTTTTTAGATTGGGATTACCAAGATATATGTCACTTGCCTGTGGCATCAGTCTGCTATATGGTCAGTAGTTCTCTGTATATATGACTCCCATCCTTTGTTCTTAGGATCAAATGCTTTAGATGCACCACCTACAGCTCTTATACCTTTGTATGCAACTTTTGCTACTGTTGCTGCTGCCTTGACATAAGGTCCTGCTTTCTTCAATGCTTTTCCTACTCCTAAACTTTGTTTGTTTTTGGTAAGTTTAATCTTATCATCTTTTGGTTTGCCAGGTTCTGCCTTGTTAGTATTACTCTTCTCTATTGCTCCACCTTTAGACTTGACTATCGCACCCTTATTTGATTTTGTTATCTCACCCTTATCTGATTTTGTTATCTCACCCTTAGGTTCTGCCTTCACTATTTCACTTTTTGATGCTGGTGTTATAGATGAACTTTGAGATTTTACAATAGCACCACCCTTCTTACGTGGTCTTCCACCACCCTTCTTTGTTTCTACACCACCCTTGTCAGCATCATACTTTTCTTTATTGAATGACCCGTCTGGATTTCTATACTTAGGATTCTTTATATTTCTTCTAGTCGCTTCATCAAGATTTTCATAATCAAAACTCATAGTCAGAGTATCTCTCATCTTCTTGAAAGTACTAGGACTTGTTCCACCATCCTTTTTCCCGCCACCAGAAGACTTCAATCCTTTTGGAAGACCATATTTGTTTCTATCACTTTTTACGTAGCTGTCGCCCATAGCACTTCTCTATCTTCTTTGTTATTTATGGAGACCTGTCAATATCTAAGGAACTTAGATCTACACTAGGAGTTTTAGGTTGTGGTACAGGTGCACCAGCTAATCCTTTCTTGATCATTTTTTGTAGGTCAGCAGTACTACCAACAAACAAAGAGTTATTAGTAACTTGTGTAGGTTTATCTTCCTTCTCCAAGTCCTTCATCTTTCTTTGTAGGTCTATAATCTTATCAGTTACATCTCCTACTGCTTTGACAAGTTGTCCTGCAACTTCATATGCACGTGGATGTTGAGTATCTTGACAAACATCAAGGATACCATTCATTGCTTCTTGTCCCTTCTCTACAATATTGTATAACTGTGCACGAGAATATTCAAAGTCATCTCTAGGTGTTTGATCCTTCTTTACTCTCTTTACTGCCTTTGCTTCTTTTACAACATCTGTTGCTTTTACTTCTAATGCTTCATCAATAGGACTGAATGAGGTTGTCTCCTTATCAGTCGGATCATAATCTTTTGTCATACGTCATTACCTAATGCGGGACTCCACTCTTGACCATCAGCGTCAAAGAATGATCTAGTCTCACTGAACCCGAAGGTATCACCCATCTCAATAAGGTCAGAATCGACTGCGTTAACAAGATTTATAACATCACCCTTGCTATGCTCTGCAATCTTAGATCCATACTGTCCACGAACAACCACTAAGTTGTTCAAATCTTTCTCCTTGATACGCATAACTTCATTACCAATCTCTATGTAACCACCAGTAGAGAATGATGCACCAGATGTAACCTTGATAAGAGTTTTCCTCGTATCTACAGACTCTGTAAGTTTGTCAGTTTCATCTTGGTTATAGTCTTTAGTTGCTTGAGGTGTGACAACATATCTTTGTTCTCTTGGTGCTCGTATAGCAGTAGAGTAATCGATTTGAACCTTCTTGATAATACCGTTCTCGTCTGTTGGAACCTCTTGATAGAAGTATGTCTTAGCAACAAAGTCTAGATCATACTGTATAAACCTACGAGTAGAGTAGTCACCCTCATACTCATCAGTAAATGTAGTAGACATCAGAGTAAATGGTATATCTCTTTTCTCTTCCACACCTTCCAACATGTTGATTGTTACATTATATGATGGTTGGAAGAATGGTAATATCTGTTCTATGATTTGCAGAGCATCGTCTTGTTGTTTGGTAGCAAAACTAAGTCTAAATCCAATATCGTATGGCACTGGCAAGAACATCTTCTTGATTTTTACCCTCTCATTAGGAGACTTCATGGTAAATTTCTGCACAGGAGATGCCTTTCTTGTAGGATCATATGTGTATGAAGTCAACTCAAATGATAGTCTTGGCAGTGTGATTGCTACATTATCATCAAAATTTGATTGCTGTTCTATTCTTGCTAAGAATCTTTGTATAGGACCATATGCTATGGGTACCTTGATCTGACTTATAGACTTACCATCACTCGCAAACTTTTTGATCTTTATATTATTAAATAAAGTTCCAAAACCAATTACGGTCTTTCTGACTGTCTCGTTGTAAAAATAATTCCCTATCATTATACTTCACCAAATGGATTCTTCTCTGTAAAGTTTAGGATGTCGTCTGCTTCAACTTGGATGTCATCACCACTGTTGTATGCGTCATTATCATCGTAATCAATACTATGTAGTCTGTATGCAGAACCCTCATTGTCAACGATAAGTTCGCCAACATTGAAGTCACCAGCAAGATTCCTTGCAGTAAGAGTGAGAGAGGGAGCATCCCATGATGTAACAAATGCAGTTGAAAGTGAGGACTGACCAGTAATGATTTCACCAAAGGAGAATGTACCAACACCTATGGTTCCAGCAGCAGAGACAGTTATACTTGGAACAGTTGCATAACCTGAACCAGCGTTTGTAATACGTACAGCACCAACTCCACCAGTATCATTCAGTACAGCAACAGCAGTTGCAGTTGTACCTGCACCAGGTGGGCTGTCAAACGTAAGAGTTGGGGGAACAGTATACTTAGTACCAACATTGGTTATAGTAACAACACCCACACCTCCAGTGGTAGATATTGCAACTACTCCTGTTGCTCCACTACCTTTACCATCATCAGGCAAGAACTGAACTGTAGGTGGTGTGGTGTATCCAGCACCAGGATTTGTTATGAATACACTTTGTACTCTTCTACTCTCAGTAAATCCTATAGTAGTTGTAATAGCAACAGCAGTTGCAGTGATACCAGTAGATACTACAGGAGGATTGATCTTGACACGTGGGTCAGCAGTATAGTTTGTACCTCCGTTTAGGAGGTCGATCCTTCCAATACCTCCATTCACAATTGTTGTTATCATGCTCGCAGTGCTACCTACAGCAACTAACTTCAATGTTGCATCATATCCGACAGTTGCCATGTCATCATCTATTGCACCAATACCAGTGTCGATAACCTCGTCTTCGTACTCGAATGGTTCACAGGTAAGTGTGTATGTGTAGTTCTTACGTAACTGATAGAATTGACTAACATCATCTACATATTTGATTTCTAGTAGTAAGTCTCTGTATGGGAAGTATAGTAAGTCACCTTCATTAGGACGGTCAGTTGGATTTGCTAAACCTGTCTGTACCAGAGGTAACACCACATTCTTATATCTCTCCTGAGATATCACAATCTTCATCTCAGCAGTAGATCTTACACCAAATTTTGTTAGTAAATTATATCCAGAATCGAACCCTTCATATGACTCAATGTAACCCTCAATAGGAATTGATTGGTCAAAAGTAGAACTAGAGACCTCTCTCATTATAGTTTTTACATTCACAAAGTTTCTTGGCATGTAAACAAACTCGACCCCATACATTCGGATCTGTTCGTTTATCAAGTCCTGAACAAGATTTTGCTCAGACGGAGTACCTTGCTGAAAGAAGGGGTTTAGTGCCATTATCCAATTAGATCAAGTGGTGGTAATTCATATTCATTTGCCATCTTACTCTCTAGATTATCAATCTCTCCTAGAGCATCTTCGTATATCTGTCTACCATTTAGTTCTACACCGCCAGGTAATTTTACACCCGCAAACTTGATGAGATTCTGACCCCATTGCTTCTTCATCAATGCAGTGAAGTACTTCTTCAAGAATGGATCGTTGTATACCTTAGTATAATCGTTTGGATTCAATACACGATAACATCTGATAATCAACCAGTCATTGGGTTGCATGCTGGAATAATCAACATCCAGATACAATCTACTTTGTCGTCTGTTGAATCTAATTTGTTTCTCTGGGTGTAGTATATGGTCTAGATCTTCTAAGTATCTCTTCGTCAAAGTATATCCCATAAGTTCCATAGAACTAAAGAAGTATACATCATTCAACATCAACTGGTAATTGATATTGAACATGTTTGTACTGATCAATCTGTTATCTAACTTGAATACTCTTTCTATACCTATGACTGCATCAGGTATCTGTATAAAGTTTTGATTCTCTACAAAGTTGAATGTTGTAGTTCCTATTCCAGTTATATTAGCAGTACCAGTAGTTGTTGTAATACCAGTAGATGTAGAAGAACCAGCAATATTTGACGCTTTGATTGAATCTAAAAAATCTTGTGTGATCCTATGCTTTAGATACATCAATTCAACACCGTCCATGTGACGGTTCTGATATATCTGGATAGCATCATCCATCAAGTCTTCGACTTGCTCATCAGCAACATTGACTTCAAGTACGGGTGCACCTAACTGCCTCTTCGCATACTTTACTAATTCTTCTCTAGTTGCAGGGTTAGCCATTTATGATATACTTTCCTGTATTTATGAACGTCTTACGACTACATCCAACTCGTCACCTACATCTAGACCAGTCGCAGGGTTGATTATTGTTACAGCAGGACTACCTATAGTCCAGTCAACTGTTTTTTGTAGTAACACACCATTCAGATATACTTCCATATTATCAGAAGATGTATCAGAGTTTGATGGAGCAAATGCAGACTGTCCATCAGAAGCAGTTAGTTGGTCTTCGGCTTGATCTGAGCATATATCCACCTCATCTCCAGCTGCACAAGCTTGAGCCAGTACAACAGCAGCAGACGCTTGATAGTCAATATCTCTTCTGAGTCTGACCCCATTGAGAAAAACTCTGTAGTTCTTAGCAGCAGCGAGAGATCCAGCAAGCGTAAATGTTGCTTGATTTTGCGTTGCTGTAAATAACTCTTCTTCAAACGTGTGTCCAAAATAGACAGTAATTTGTACATTGTCACCTATGTTCACCCCAGAGTTAAAATTGACAGTTTGTGGTGCAGATAGTTGATAGTCAGCAGATGCACCCAGTCTCATCTTTACACCATTCAGAGTTACTAAGACAGAGAATGCAGTTGCTTGCTCACCATCATCAAATACATTAGGTGCAGTAAATGCTGTTTGTCCTTGTGTTGCTACAGTATTTGATGAACTAATAGTTGTAGCACCACCTACAGCACCTCCACCACCTGATAGAGTCTTGAAGGACAGTGAACCATTTCCATCCGTAACAAGTGCCTGATCCTCACTCCCGTCGGTTGAGGGGAACGTGAACCCTGATATAGTACTTATACCACTTGAGTTTACATTACCAGTAAGACCATGAGTGGAATTTACTACGCTACTGACATTAGAGTCTATACCGTCTAATTTTGTACCATCAGCTGCTACATCTCTTCCGTCTACAGTGCCTGATAGTGCTACATTACCATAAACCAAGATACCGTTGGAATCGGTTCGCATCTTAGCAGATCCATCAAAATACAAATATACTGCTGAATCATCTGCTATCAGCATCCCGTACTCACCACTCTTTGCAACGAAGTATATGTCACCACCATCATCTGTACCACTTTGTTGGTTTCTTATGACAAGATTTCCAGTCTTATTATCAATATATGTGTTACCACCACTGCGATTAATTTCTAGTTGTCCACTAGCAAAGGTTGAAATACCCGATGAATTTACACTACCTGTTAGATTACCAGTGACATCACCAGTTAGATTACCTGTGATAGCACCAAAACTTCCTATACCAGCATATAACTTTCCAGTGTTTGGATTGTATGTCAATCCGTTTGTCTTTACCTTTTGATATCCAGTTCTATTATCTAAAAATCCTACGTGATGCCATTGATTACCAGCATCTATTGCTGTCTCTACTTTTGCTGAACCTGTAGATATACCAACAATCGCATGTCCTTCATCAGTTACTACTAATGAACTAAATGTACCTATACCTGAAGCGAGTACTTGAGCAGTTGATATTCCTACTTCCCTTACAGTTACTCCCGCACCAACTCCTGCTGCTATGAATACCTTTCCATCAGCAGTGTTGATTGCAAACTCACCTACATCAAGCGTTGTAGGGTAATGCGGTACCTTTCCAGCGACACTAGATCGCTTAATCTTAATTGTTGGACTTGCCATTCCTAATGTGGTATATACCTGTCAAAAAACAGTAAAGACTGTCACAGCAGTATTTATGTGTTATAATTAGTATGGGTTTCAATTTATAGGTATGGACAAGACACTCGTGATACTCACAGGACCTCAAGGATCGGGCAACCATCTGTGGTCAAAAATCTTCTCACTACACGAGGATGTTTTTGGGTGGAAAAGTCTTCTGGATAATTACTGGGAGGCACACCGTATATCAGAACCCTTCGCTAAGTACTGGAAAGATCCAGAGTTACTTGACGAATTTGATTGGTCACAAAGCGAATATTTTTTTACCTCGGTTAGTGTCCCACTCGGCATCAAGGAATTAGGGACTATAAGATGTCCAAACATCATGCAGTTTGCAAATAAGGTCGAGTCACTTGGGATAAAGGTGAGAATTTGTGTGGTCGGACGCGACCAGAATATTCTCAGACATCAGCAGACGAGACTTAGGGGAGAGTCTACGGTTAGGTACTTCTTGGATCAGTTGTCTGGTTTTTATAAACCTGTTTTCCTCAGTTACGAACTTCTGTACCTTTACAAAGAGGAGTACCTAAAATCTTTAGATATCGGCATGCCAGTCGCATGGTACGAGAGAGATAAGATCAGTGAGATATTAGAATTGGATGCTAATGACAAATATATTTCTTACATACAAGACAGTCCTCTAGACGACTGCAATAGAACAGCATGTCCATCTCCATGGAATCCAAACTTACCAGATAAACCGCACTATAAGCAAACAGATCATGCGTATGATGAGGGTTCAGAACCACCATGCTGTCAACCAGAAAATTCATTTGATCCTGTAGGAACAGGAAACACTGCAAACATCGACCTTACTGAAGATCAAAAGTGGGTGACCTATGAGTAAAAAATTACTAATCGTTACAGGACCACAGGGTTCTGGTAACCATCTCTTCGCAAGACTTCTCTCAGCACACCCCATGGTCAAAGGATGGGATGCACTCAAAGATAATTATTGGGTGCCAAGTGATGAGGAACCATTTGCCAGATACTGGGTATACCCAGAGGAATTACAATTCCCAGAAGGAGACTTCTTCTGTGTAAATGTATCTGTACCATTCTTCTATGATGGTGTCAGACGCACACCAAAGATCAGGGAGGTTGCTTACAGAGCAGTCACCATGGGAGTAGAACCGATCATTGCGGTTGTATGTAGAGATAGAAATATAAACGAACTACAGCAAAAAAGAGTTGGTGGTGAAGTGACTATGGATATTGCACTAGATTACTATGCAGATCTTAGACACCATTTCATAGACCACGAGGCATTTTTCTTATACAAAGAAAGGTACATGGAGTACCTAGGGAGAATATTAGAGTTCCCTGTAACGAAAGAAGGCATCGACAATTTTGTAACTGTCGATGCCAATCATAAGTATGTCTATCCCATCAAAGAACATTGGTTAGATAATGAGATCCGTAAAGGACGTAAGACCTTTAGACAACGGCTAGAGGAGTAGCAGTGTTCTGATTGCTGATCTCTAAGAGGTCTGCTCTCATTTTTTCTACTAAAGCAAGTACGTGAGACTGAAGTGCTTCGCTACCTTCAACTAATTTTGAAAGTG